CAACAGATTATGTGTGGCTTCGTAAAGTATGATGACGGAAGAGAAGAAGAAATAGATAAAGTTAATCCTCGAATAGAAGAATTACTTCAAGTATTAGAAGAAACAGAAGGTCAAGTTATTATCTGGTCTAACTATACTCGATCTATTCATGATATAGAAAATGCAATTAAAAAACATATGAAAAATAAAACTTGCGCCACTTATTATGGAGATACTAAATCGGAAGATAGACAGGAAATAGTAACTCAATTCCAAGCTGGTGAAATAGATTACTTTATAGGACAACCTAGAACAGGTGGTTATGGATTAACTTTAACTAACGCCACTACTGTTATTTATTATGCGAATAGTTATGATTTAGAAGTACGATTACAGTCGGAAGATCGACCTCATAGAATTGGCCAAACGAATAAAGTTACTTATATTGACTTCGTAACTCCTAAGACTATTGATGAAAAAATATTTGAAGCGTTAAGAAATAAAAAATCTTTAGCAGATAGTATTACAGGGGATAATTGGAAAGAGTGGATTTAAGTTGTGATATCAGGATTATTTATAATATATAAAATACTGATAGACGCAGACACATTAAAACTTACAGAAGCCGAACTAGATACAGCTCTAAACTCTATATCTGTTTTCTCGGTTAATTTAATTGGAAAACTATACATCTGTAGATGATTCCCGTCTGTTAGTACAATTACTTCTTTTGTGTTAAATACTCCACCCTGTGGTCTTGCCACTAACAAAGTTTTTAAAACAGCAGGAGTATTTGAACTATTCCCTGTTGAGATATTTGTTTGATGAATATAAGCAGTGTAGTTAGCTGGTACAGTCCAAAAAGCTTGAAGTGTTTGATTAGTTCCGTCTCCATTAATTGTAGTGTAAATATTTGCAGGTACACCTGTCGTCACTGTTCCTGTTCCTACATAAATAATTCCTGCGTTTGCCTCGCCACTTCCTGCGGTTAAAACTATTGCTCTGTTTACTCGTAGAAATGAATTAGTAGTCGTAACAGCCGTTTGACCATTCATAGTTATTGTTTCAGAAATTTCATTATAATCTCCGTCTAATCCAGAAATTAAAACTGTTCTTGCACCTGTTCCTGCTGACGTATCATTTACATCTGAACTTGATACTGTCATAGTAGTTGCACTTGGTGGGTAAGAATATAAACCTCCTTGTGCCCAAATAGTTTCTACACTATCTCCAACAACTGCATTTTGTCCAAACTTATAAACATGTTTATGATAAGCGATTTGATTTCTCGATACTTGTAATTCAAACGGTTCAGTTCGACCTATTCTTGATATAGAAGATACAAGTTTAGTCATAAGTTTTAATTAAGAACTCTTCAATCCACATTACTCGATCTTCCATTTGAAGAATCTTTTCTTTTATAATCGCTATATCTTGTTGTATTTCTGCAACACGATCAGCTTTTCTTTCTACAGCATTTAATCTTTCTGACCACATTCCCCATGTCATTGCGAGTGTAGCTATAAGCACCACATAAGGTAATACAGTTTTGAGATCTAATTGCATAGTTTATTCTATCATTAATGTTCCATTTTGCGAATACTTTTAATAAAAATTCTTCCTTGAATTTCTTCTAATTCTGCCTCTGCTTCACCACAAGTAATTAATACAGTAGGTCCCATATTACGTTTCATAATACGTTTCTTCTCTAAACACTCACCAACACCTGTTGTGTAAACATGTTCTAGCAGTTCTCCATTACCACTAAATAAACAAAGAACCATCACTACTTTCCACATTAGTGACCGTTCCCATTCGCAAAAGCAATATCTCTTGTAGCGTCTTTTAGTTTTTCTACGTCTTTAGTTAGTTTATCCACTTGTTCTTCCAAATGCTCTAACATAACTTGAGTGTGTAAATTTTCTTCTAATTGTAAAGCGTGTTTTTCAATCATTTTCGCATTCATTTCAATTAGCATATATATCTCTAAATTTTTAGGAGTTTGTTCTGCCTTTTTTAAAAGATCAGCTTCCATTAATTGACGATTAGTTTCTAAGATATTTAATCGTTCAATAACACCAAAATAAGCCCAAGCACCTACGACTACGGCAGTTACAATAGAAATTAAATTTCTAATCGGCATTCCAACTGTTGTTTTATCGCTTATTTCCATAACCATAACATTATAATTAATAATAGCATTACTGCTGCAGTTAAATAAATGAACCAGTCTTTCATTTATTTCTTAAACTTTTTAATCGCTAAATCAGTTACTTTCAATCCAAAAGATGATGCGATAGCTGCCATTAAAGCCCATATATACCAATCAGGTAAACTATCTAATGTTTGAAATCCTTCTTTTAATTTATCAATCCATTCATACTTTCCAAAAAAAATTGCACCAAAAACTATAAGGAGTGGAATTGAGAGAATGACCGTAAACCATTCATCTCTCCACGAGTTTTGCATGTTCTTTTGTGAGGCAATAGCGTATTCAATTTCCCCCTCTGCCATTTTTCGAATATGAGTTTGCTCAGCTTCCGCCATAAGCTTTTTAGTTTCCGTTTTTGTTTTAATAACATCAACAGCCCCCTTTGCTACAGTTCCTAGTAATGACCAAATCATTATGATTCCCTTACTATATCCGCTAAATCGTTTGCACGATTAGGTGTTTGTTTCGCCCACCGACTGTCTAACATTTCATCAGCCGCAGTTACATAATCTTTTTCTTCTAGAGCGGCCTTAAACTTTTTAAAGCCACATAGGCGAGGATAGCCTAACTGAAAACACATTTCGATAATAACTCCATAAATTTCTTCTGGATGTTCATGTTTATCGATAAATTTGTCAGCATCCAATACTGCTGTTTCAAAGTCTTTTTCAAAATAACGCATTACAACGTCATCTGAATATTCAACATCTTCTTCTAAATCGTCTGAATTTAATACTAAATGTCCTACACCAAAAGTTTTTAAGCCTAGAGAATCTTTATATATTTTATTAATTTTGCCTTCGTGCTTAATAATACGTTCTTTAATCGCTTCCAAAATAACACTCTCCGTTGTCTTGTACGAAAAGTAATTTTACACTATATTGTTTTTGTTTGCTAGAAGGTTTTCTATATATTTTTTGTCCATTCTTCTTTCTAAATGTCTCACTTTTAATGTCTACTCCTATAAGTTTCTCGCCATCAAATATAACAACGTCAATAAAACCAGTAACATGAACGTTTTTAAAAACATGATAACCTTGCTTCAATAACCATGAAATACCAGCGTATTCTGCTGATGTTCCTTTAACCGCTTTACTAAGGGTTAATATATTCTCCACCTTTACTAATAATGCCTTCCGTAATTTTATCTATTATAGAATCTTCCGCAGGTTCTTCAGCCTCTACATACTGTGCCGCTACAACTGTAGCTCTAGGATTTAAAAATTCTTGTTCTCCTAATAATTTAGCGTATTTTTCAAAATCTAAAACGTTATCAAGATACTCTTCAGCCCCTAATAATTTAGCTGATTGTTTTATACCACGAATAATTGTACGTTTTCTATCTAACTGACCAAGAAACAAGTTTTGAATACTTCTAGCGATAACTGGTTCTTTTTCAGCATCAACTATTTTCTTTTGAAAAGTATTTAATAAATCAGCAATATCTGAAAACGTATTAATGAATTTATCTGCTTTTTGAGTTCCGAAAATATTTTTAAGCATTTCTTTATTATTATTTACATTTAAAAATTCTTTTAACTTTTCTCCGTTAAAAGCATACATACCTGCTCTTGAATCATAAGCAGAAGTTGATTCAAAGAATTGTTTTAAAAAGAATTCTTTAGTTTGTTTTTCTATATTTCTAGCTAATCCAGCATCAGCTGTTCTTATTAAATTAATTACTCGATTAAAAGACGTAGGATTCTTTTGAAAGAAATCTAAATAATTAGCAGGATCTAATCCCATAATTCCTTCAAATTCTTTTTGAACTTTCTGTAAAGCACGATCACTAGCTTTTTTATTAGCTTCTACTAACTGTTTAAATTTTAACGGACTTTTCATTTGCTTTAAAATATTTCTATTTTCACCAGTAAAAAAATTATCAACATACTTATTATTTTTTAACCAAGCTTCTGCTTTTTTAGCTATTTCAGTAGGAGACAAGCTCATATCGTTTAAAACATTTTTATAATAATCATCAATAATGGATTGTTCAAAAGCTGCCTTTTTCGCAAAGTTAGGAGTTTGATCTAAGATACTTGCCATTTCACCAGAAAAACGAGCATCACTTAATACATGATTAATTATATTTCCGTCTGATAATTTAAGTTTACCAGAATTAGATTTTTGAAATAATTGATTCACTACGTTATTATCAAAATCTCTACGAATATTTTTCATATTTTCATAAGCATCAAAGATAGCGTCAGCATCGCCTTTTAAATTCTTTTTTAAAGATCGTTTTAAGTCAGTTCTTAAAGCGAAAAGTAATTGTTTAAATTCTCCTTTTTTAGCATCAGGAACACCTTTTAATGCTGAAGAAAAAGCATCTCCAGATAAAGCATCTATGTATTGAATTAATTGTTGAGTTTCTTGAAGAGTTAAATTTTTTACTTTTCTTCCGTCTTTAGTAAACTCTAAAAAGTTTTTAAATAAAGTATGTTCATTCGTACCCGGCTCTAACTTATTTAAAAAAGATCTATTAGAATCGATTTGTTTTAAAGTTTTTTGAAAAGTAGATAACTTAACTAAATTATCAGTTACTTCAGGTCCATATTTATTTAATATATTAGAAACGGAATCTTCTATTGTTTTTAACTCACCTTGAATTATTTTATTTTGATCTTGAAATACTTTTTGAACAAATCCGAAATCATCTAATAAATCGGATGCTTGACCCGTTGTCTTACTTACTAAGTCGTATATTTTAGTAACACTTGCAAAATCAGTAGTGTAAGAATCTAATATTCTTTGCACATCTTTTTCTACACCTTCAGTTAGTCCTGCTTGTATATCTTTTCCCATTTCACTAACTACCGCTGTACGAGGAGCAACGTCAGTGTCAAATAAAGTTTTAGAATAAGTTTCTAAAGCATCTTGAGATTTATTTATTTTATTTTTATATGCTTGATTATACTTAGGTGCTAGTTCAGGTATCTTTGAAATAGTATTTTCTTTTATTATTTGTTCATATCCACCCGTAGCTTCTCCTAATGTAAGCTGTACTCCTTTACTAGAATCTTTTGTAGTTTCTTGTATTTCTTGATTAATTTTATTTAACTTATCTACGTTAGTTTGACCTGCAGCTATTGCTGCCGCTGAATCTTCTATTTCTCCTTCTGGTAAAGTTTTCTTTCCTGCTTTACTTAATACCCACCTAAATACTTTATCCCCTAGTTTTGTTAAAACAGCGGTAGATACACCCGTAATAGCGGCATCAGGAAGTGAATCAATAAATACTTGAACACCTTCTTCAGCAGTAGGTTCTTGACCTGATAATTTAGCGTTAGTGTACCAAGCTAATAATTGAGCAGATGATTCAACAACACCTGCAGCTATGCCAGCACCAACAGCACCTCCGCCAGCATATGCTGGTATCTCTAATAAAATACTTGCAATATCTTTTCCAAAATATCCAATATCTCCTTTAGACATACCTGGCGCATTTACAACTGACCAGTTTCCACCATCAGTTCTATATAATAAAAGATCGTCATTAACATTTAAGTTATAACCTAAGTCATCTAATTCTTGTATTCTGTTAATATCTTTAAGCGTTTCTGGTTGTAGTTCGTTAGCGTATGCCATTTCAATAGATGAATCAGGATTAAAATATTGAATAACGTTTCCTACATACTCTTTAGTAGTATCTCTAGGCATTTGAGAAGAAGCACCGTACATTAGATTGTATGCGAAATTAGCTAAATCATCTGTTTCTTCAGCGTTTAAACCTAGTAATTGAAGCGATGTTGATTTAGATGGTTTAAAATCACTAATTGCTTCATACTTCTTTTCTTCTGGAAATTCTATATTTGCAAATTCAGTAGAACCTGGTTCAAACGGAAACTTGTATTGTACTTCTTGATCAATTAAGTATCTTTCAAGTTCTTTATTATAGTTTTCTACTCCTGCTTTCATTTTATCTATATCATAGCCAAGAGTTTCTAATTCTTTAGATTCTTTTACATTTCCAGAAAGACTATTAATAATCGTATCTAGTTCTTCATCACTCGAAGAATTAATTTTTTTTAAAATTTCTATTGACATTAAAAGTTATAATTGGGGTAAAGTTGCGATAAGATTGATTCGTTAATATCTAATCCAGGATATTTTTCTGTCCATTTTCTATATTCAGCACTATTCTCATCTAAATTTTGAGTAATAATAGTTCTACGTTTTTTCTCATCATTTGCGATTGCCAATGCTTGAGCGTCTGTTAAATCTTCCGGATCTTGTGTTAAATTTAAACTTTCTAATAGATTAGTTGCTGCATCAGATTTAGATAAGAATATTTTAGCCGGATCTTGATTAAATTGTTTAGCTACATCCATTCCGTTCATTACCATTAATTTAGTAAAGACATTATAATCTCCTTTTTCTTTTTGGAATCCCCATGTTTTCATTTGATCTTCTGTTACACCGGATTCTTTAAATGCTTGGTTAACTTGACTTTCTACGACAGCTTTTGCATAATTTGCAGCTGAGTAATACGTTTTACCATTAAATTCAATTCCTTTTGGACTTGCTGAAGTCGGCATTTGATTTAGTTGGAAATTTTTATTAATAAAATCTCTTTCAGCTTGATTTTGTAAAATATCGTATTCTTTAAAAGAAAGTAATTGAGATGAACGTAAACCAAATCCAAATGCACCAAGAGGTTTAGAAGCTTTAATAACATTCATATCGTTATCAGAAACAGGGTATAGGTTTTTAAGATCATTTAATAATAAATCAAAAACGTTTGCTTCCATATCTTTAAATATAGAATAATCTTTTATATCTCTTCCGGCTATGTCAGCCATCGCTTCAGCAAGTCGAGGAGATTTAGTACTAACAAATTCAACAACAGGCGAAAGCAATCTATCAGCATTAGTAATACCTTCAGGACCTCGTTCAATCGAAGAAGCTAATCTTACGTTTTCAGATAACAAATCTTTTTGCTTAGTTAATTCATTTAAATCAATTCCAACAATTCTTTTATCTTCTTCTTCTATATAAGGATATTTACTTGGGTCAAATGAATCCGCAGGAACCTTTTGAGTAGATAAAGCGAAATCTAAATACTCATCAATCTTTCCGTCTTTTAATTGAACAGTAGCGTATCCCGGTGTTCCTGCAGAAAAACCTAGTTCAGAAAAATATGGATCATTTTCTTCAATCGTGTATCTTATCTGCTTTGTTTCATATTTAGGACCAGTTGTTTTATTTTTTTGTCCATATCGTAATAAGTTTAATAATTTTTGTTGTTCAGCTTCACCTGTTTGAAGTGCAGCATTAGCGACACGTGCAAATGGAGAATCAAAAGAAGGTGTTCCTGATTCTTTCGCTAATCTTAAAAAGAATTGAGTTCTAGGATCAGTTAATCTTTCTGTAAAAACATCTCGTCCCGTATCTTCAGAAAATGCTGTTTGATATAAAGTACCAGCTTGATTACCAGTCATAGGAAGAGCACCTGCAACTTTGCCGGCAGCTTGAAGATTTTCTAAATCTACGTTAGTTCTCCCTGTAAATAATTCACCAAATCCAGAAGCCACTTCTTTTAAAGTTCCCATAATACCTTTAGTATTAAGACCTAAACTTTTCTTTAAAGCATCTCCTTGATCTTCAGTTAATCCAGCGATGTTAATAATATTATCAGCAACTGCTAGTTTTTCTTCATAGTCTTGAAATTGTTTTTCAGCGTCTTTAAATCTTTCTAAATCTTGAAATATAGTTTGACCGCCTGCTTGGCTAGTTGATATATCTTCTTGCTTATCCATTTGAGCAAGAACTTCTTCTGTAGATACTCTTTCTTCTGTTCCTGGCGGTGCTTCGTTAGCAGTGTCGTAATTTATAATCGCTTGTTCAAATTTTTCTTGTCCACCGTATTTATCGTAAATACTGTTTATACCTTCTTGATTATTATCTTTAAAGAAACCTTGAAGAATATTAAAATCTTCTTTTATATCTAAAGCTGCTGCCATATTAACTCAGCTTTTTAAAGTCTACATCCACTTTACTGTAATCTACAGCTAAATATCCTTTAACTTCAAACGAAGCTTCTGGTACTTCTTGAGCCATTACTCCTTGATATCTATGAGGACTATCTATATAATTAAATTCATAGATATTTATTCCTGACGGAGATTGTCCTACTAGTTCAATATTTTCTTTTAATCTTATATCACTAGGCATACCACCCATACCATAGAACGCTCCAGCGGCGCCTGCAATTTGACCAAATGGTGAAGTTCCACCTATTACCTGACCTACTGTACCAGAACGCTCTTCACCGTAAGAACGAATCGGAGCACCTGTAAGAATACTCGATAAAAATCCAAGTTGCCCTCTTTCAAAACCTTGCTGTTCGACAAAGTCACGATAATTTTCTAATAATTTTTGTTGTTCTACTGCCTGCTGTAATCCACCGAACTGAGTTGCAGCGGCAGCTTCTTGAAGTCCTACTTGACCTAACTGCGCTTGTAACGCAGGAATTGCTTGCGCAGCTTGCATCTGACCAGTTGCAGCGGCAGCACGATCTTGAGCAAATCTTCCTGCAGCTTCAGAAAACGCTTGAGATTGTAATTGAGCTGTAATATCACCAGCTTTCTTTGCTGTTTCAGCTTGAAGGACAGCTTCTTGTATTCCCTGTCTTGTTCCACCAAAAGCACCTGATTGAACTGCTTGTGCTCGTTGTCCTTGTGAAGCTAAAGCTGATTGTTCTTGTAAATTTCTGATAGCAGCATTTGTAACTTGTTGAGTATAAGGATTCATATATTGCTGAGCCATTTGAGGAGTAAACTGCATTCCTGCAATATCAGCCGCGGCTGATACTCTTTGCTGTGCTTCAGGTATAACTCCTGATGCTCCGAACTGACCTAAATTTGTTTGTGCTTGAGTTATTGCAGCGTTTTGCAACTGAGTTAAATCTGCAATACGATCTCCTGTGTATGCTTGAAATGGTTGTTGACTTGCAGCATTCGCTCTTGAAAATACAGATTCCTGTAAATCTTTAAAGTACTGTGGAATTTCATACTGTACTTGACCTTGACTTGGTGCTTGTACTACAGTTGAAGTTGGTTTAAATAAACTTCCCATTATAAATTATCTCCGTATGTGCCGCCTAGATATTCGAAGTTTTGTCTCATTAACCATTGATGTTTTCTATCGATATCGTGTCCTTGTGTCATTTCAAGTATTAAAGGCATTTTCGTTAGTTTAACGTATTCTTTAACATATTCTAGCAATTTTTTTGCTATTCTACTATTCCTTTTTTTATTATCTACGTAGAGCCAATTCACTCGATAAAACTTCTTATCTGTGTACCACATATCCCCTAATACTAAAGATATCGTTCCTATAATTTTACCTTCTTTTTCAGCCACGATAACGAAATGATTATAAATAATATCATGTATATAAGCATCTCCCTTTCCTGTATTAGGTTTTCCTAAGTTTAAAGGCGATTCTTTTAGCCAATTAAGAAGTAAGTTTCTAATTGGTCGTACATCGTCTAAAGTCGCTTTGCGATAGTTAATCAAGTAATCCTTTCGATTTTAAAGCGTCTATTAGTGTTCCTAAAATATTAGCTACATCTGATAATGTAGCAGTGGATGCATCTAGAT